GGGTTCTAAAACCATATTAGATGTTAATAATGATTTAGTCCACTTTTTAGAAAAATCTGTGGAAGGAAGCATGTTTCTTACAATTTTTAAATCATTATAATATAATGTATGGCCAGCATTAGGCCCTCCACTAAATCTAATTACCCAGTCATAGTTTTCAGATAATTGATTGATTACTCTTGCTTTGCCGCTCATCACCAAAAAATTTTCCTAAAATTGCAATATTTTTCATATTTTGCTCACTTTTTGCTATCAAAATGATATATAATGTATTGATGATGAGTGAAAGGATAATGTAATATAATGTATGTCATATATGGTATTTTTAATAATTTAAATGGGAAACTTTATATTGGTCTTACTAAAAATTTGGTAAGACGCTGGTATGAACACGTTAAAAACAGCAAAACTATTACTTCTAATAGTTATGCAGTTCATCATGCATTAGCTAAATATGGAATTAAAAATTTTATTCTAAAAAAAATAGATGATGCTATTGATTTGAATGAAGCAAATTTAAAAGAAATGCTTTGGATTAAAGAGTTAAAAATTAATGGATATCAATTGTATAATGAAACAAATGGTGGTGATGGCATTAAGAAAGAGTGGACCGAAGAACAAAAGCAAAAAGCTAAATGGACTGAAGAAAGAAAGGCTAAATTATCTCAACGCAATTCTGGTAAAGGAAATCCTATGTATGGAGTTCAATTATTTGGCAAAGCTAATGGTAATTTTGGAAAAGGAATGAAGCCTCATGTGAAAGAGATTTTGCTTAAAATCAGGTGTAAATTAACGGCTGAACAAGTAAAAGAAATTAGGCATCTTTATTCTTTAGGAAATTATACACAAGAAAATTTATCAAAACAATATAATATATGCATATCTCAAATTAATCGAATAATTCATGAAACAAGTTGGGGTAGCAAAAAGCGTGGTTCAGCAGCTCAACCTCGTTTAAAAAAAGAAGAAGTATTATCAATTAGAGAAATGCATAAATCTGGTAATTATACTATGGTAGAATTAGCAGCAAAATATAATAGAACAAGAGGCCAAATATCTAGAATTGTTAATAACAAAATGTGGAAAAATATCAAATAACAGCTATATTTTTCATATAATTTCCAAATAACTTAATTAAAATCTTATAATAATATTTTGTGTGATATTTTTTTACAATTGTGGGCTAATATAATTACTTTATCGCCTTTTTCAAAAAACTTGCTAAAAAATGAGTGTTTAATTGTTTTAATTTCAAATGTAAAGCATTTTAAAAACTTATTTATATTACAAGCTTGTACGTTATCAAATATGGCATCAAAATGAGTAAACAAAAACTTATCTAATGATGATTCTTCAAAATAAGGCACTTCTGCATTATATTCCAATTGAATAAAATGAATAATTTCTTTTCTTAAACGAGAAACGGCGCTAATTTTTTCTACACCATATACTTCATCTAAGGCAGAAGCTATTCTTTCTTTTTGAGAATTAATATGAGAGTCTTTTAAATCATAGTTAATTTCTAAATGAGGATTATCTTTTAATAGAGACTCTACTTCAAATGGAACTAAGTCAATAAACTCATCTTTATCTGATATCTTTAATTTTTTAATTTGAGAATGACTTTTGTCAAACTCCAAACAATCGTGTGGTAAGCCTTTGTTTTTTAATGCAAATAATACAGGAGATCCATTGACAGTTATGTCAATATCTGGGTTTTCATGGGCATATTTCTCTAATTGAGAAATTAATTCCATTATTTTCATAGTAAATTTCTTTATTTTAAATTATTAAATCTTAGTAACTGAACAAAACTTGAAATTTTGTTGAATTTTTCTTGCAGTTTCTTTTGAACAGGAAACTTCTAGTACATCACCTGCATTCTTTATAACTTTCACAGCATCTGTAAAAGAGATTTTCTCAAGAAAATCATTATTACGAATTTTACCTTTAAATTCAGGCTTTAATATAATTACAAACTTTTCCATCGTTTATATGCTAAAGAATTACTGCTTTAATTATAAATAAAAAATAGGTTTATTTTTAGATATGGCATAATCAACACAATGTCCGAGTGCCACTTTGCTTTTCTTTTAAAAAAGCCACTAATGACTCTGAATTATCAACAAGATATTCATTTCTTTTATGAAACTTCCAATTAGCAAACCCTCTAGAAGATACGTATATAATTTCTTGAGCCTTTTTTAAATAAATATTATATAAATCTATTTGGTGTTTTGGCCACTTCAATTCTTGACCTTCAAACGGAATAATAGCATTGAAAGGTATATTTAATTCTAAAGCGGCATCAACAATCATTTGATCAAAGCCAATTGCCATACCTGATAAAATCAGAGTTGGATTTATATCTTTTATATGATCAATTAATAATTTATATACTTCTGGGAAGTTTTCTTTTGAAATAACTAAGTCTTGGAATTTCCTGTGGCCTGTTGCAGCTAACACCGTCATATCTTACACCTTTTTGGCGACTCTTAAACTTTTATCTAGCGTGCAAACTAAGCCTAGCTCGCCCGCTCCCAAACCAAAGTTTAAGATTGTGCGGCTTTTACAATAAAAATTAAAAGTAAAGCTTTTTAATATCTAAGTCCGAAGCTAATAACGGAGCTTTTTTAACTAAATTTAAAATATACTTCAATGAAATGCCATCTTTAAAAATATCTTCGTTAAAAGACATAGTAATTTCATTTGAAATATGCTTTGAAGAGATAATTGACATTTTCATTGATGAAAATATATATCTAACAAGATATTTAATGTTATTATCTTCAATTAAGAACTTAAAATATACTGGGCTTATATCTAAAATATTAGAATTATCCGTTTCAATTGAATATTGACACTTCATTTCTGGCACAAAATCAATTGTATTATCAATTATAAATGATTTTTCTGTATTACAAGATAAAAATATAGGAATTGATGATTTTTTATTTAGAGAAATCTGATTTGTATCAAAATCTAACTCAGCATCAGCCAGTAATATTGGGGATTTAATAATCCATTTTCCATTTTTGTTTTTACTTAATGGAGATTTTAGTTTTTCATTACAAAAAATACAATTAGTATTTAATATTTCTGAAAAAGATTTATAAAGCATTCACAAAGAATGCTTAATAATGAATTGAGGGGATTTTTACCCCTCAATTCATTATATTCTTAAGCATCAGTCGTTTCTGATATGAAATACTCTGCCAAATGGAGGGCTAAATGTTGAATTGTCTGAAGTAATTAACCAAATAACATCGCAGTTTTTGGGCACTTTACAATCACGCAATTCTGTATCAGCCAAATATCCGTCCGTAATACAGACAATAATGTCTACATCACCAACTTCTTTTTGATAACGGTTAAAAAGATCGTTAACCATTGTACCACCACAAGCAACACGCTTGATTTTGACTAGCTCTTCAGCCGCAGTTGATTTCAGCTCATGTTTCTTATCGAAATAAGCTTGAGTATCCCAACCAACAGCCCAGCCGCTTGCACGGCCTTTTAGAGCAGCTACTTGACTGATTCCATAACAAATGTCTGAATCAGACATTGATCCTGAACAGTCATATGATAATAGGATGTTGGCATGATAATCCATTTTTCTTGGAACATATAGTCCCGCAAACAATGGACGAATCCTTGGCTTAGTCCAATCTGAGCGCTTATGACCTTCAACACGTTTCTTCATACGAATACGGATGAAGTCTTCCCATGTTAATTTGGGAGCTAAAAGTTTACCCAATTCGCCTTCCATTTCAGAAGGCGCAGTTCCAGCCAAACGTCTTGCTGAGTCAATTGCATCAGCAATCTTTTTAGCTTGCTCTTCTTGAGACTCTGTAGAATCAATGTGTTGATCTACAAGTCCAAAGCCATCATGTTTATCAAAGTAATAACCACCTTTACCATCAGAAGTGCCATCACCTAATTGTTGGCCTTCTGTGCCATCTGAAGGTTGGCCTTTACCTTGACCCTGTCCTTCACCTTGCCCATCTTGTTTTTGGCCATGTTGTGAACCATCCCCAAATTGGGGTGAGCCACAAGTACCACATGAACCAATACCAAACTTAGGCTTTTCTTTTCCTGGTTTATTACCAGGTTGATTTCCTGGTTGGTTTCCAGGCTGATTACCTTGTTGATCGCCATCTTGTTGGCCTTCATTTCCTTGATCATTATGATCGTGGTCATGAGAATCGCATGATTGATCTTGACAATCGTCTTTATCTTTTTCAGAGTCTTTTTTATCTTTACTTTTAGCCTCTTTTTTATCAGGATTATTCTTTTTATAATCCTCAATTTCCTTCTTTTCACGTTTTACTTGATCATCAGGAAATTTGTAATATCCACGAGCATTACAATCGGGACATTTTGGCATTTGATTCAAAAGATAATCATAAATCTTTTCTGGAACTTGTAAGTCATCAGGAAGATTTGGCTCAGCATAAAACAAAGGCTTTTGTTTTTCATCTTTAGGAATAATACCTCTAGTTAGAGAGGGCTTCCATTGCTTTAGTTTCTCAGGTGGATTAAATGGATCTTTTAAGTATTGAGCATACTCTGAAAGAGTCACATAATCGCCAAGATTCTTTTGGAAAAGCTCTTCAGCTTGGTTTTGTTTACGTGAACGTAAATCAAGAATTGCAATATTGTTGACTTTAAAGTCAACAGCAATATTCCAAAGATGAGGAAGTCTACGACCTCTTCTTTTTGGATGCATATATACAGCGTGCCAACCTTCGTGAAGCATAACAAGTCTTAATCCAAGAATTGATAGGCTATTAACGAATTTTGGGTTCCAATAGAATCTAACACCATCAGTAGCAGCAGTTGCTAATGGTTGACCTGGAGCTAATTCTTCACAACAGATATGTTGTACTGGAAACATTAATGCATAAAGAAAAGCATCTCCTCCCAAGCCTGATTTACCTAATGGATTATTAGCTGATAAAGCTAATTCTGTGATGACTTTATTTAAAGCATCATTAGCTTTCTCAACTTCATTTTTATCTAAATCTCCAATAACTTGATGAAATTTCATTATATCTCCAATAAAGAAAATGGTTGAGGGGTAGAAATACCCCTCAACCATTTTACAAAAACATTAAACGTTGTTAACTAAGCGATCTAGGATTGAATCCCATTTTTCGTGGGTGAGCATATTGGCATCGATAACACGTTGCATACCAATTTGTGAACGAAGTGAAATCAATGACATTTCTGGCTCAACTGATTTTACTAAGAACTCACCAACATTATCTAAAAGCTTACCTAGAGCTTTTTTGGTTTTATCAGTGGGTTCATCAATCTCACGAGAAACACGATTGCACATTAACATGGTGGCAACCATTTTCTCTCCTGGTTGTAGCTTATCCCAACCTTTAACTGGTTTGGCACTAGTTACTTGATCTACGATTGGTAGAACGTGGCGATAGTGCTTGAAGAAAACTTCATATTGAATACCAGAAGCTTTTCCAACACAAGCTTGGACTTTTTCTTGCATGATTTTATCAGACCAGTTTTTCTCTTCACCAATGAAGAGTAGTTTGGAAGCATTGTGCCATCCGCGAGGTGATGGATCTGCATATACTTCACCTGGATCAACATCACCAAATAGCTCAGCTGGTTTTTCGTGAATGAATGCAGTAATTGAAGGGTGAATAACACCTTTCTTAGAACCTGCCCAATTGAGCCAATCAACTACTGTAGTTTCAGCTAAAAATTTCTCAGCACGATCTAGTAATGGAAGTGATGGGCGTTGACCACCTTCAGCCGTTAAGTTTCCTGTCATAATAACAGATTTGAGATTTTCCAGTCTACGACCATTGATTGATCTAAACTGAACAAGCTCTAGAAGAGGAGCGTTTAGTGAGGGATCACATTTATCAACCTCGTCCAATAAGAGCACAACTGGACGATTAAAACTTACCATTTTCTCATAAAAGATGGGCAGCAAATAACGAACATATGATTCCGTTGAATCAACGCCCATTAATTTGGGGTAACCGCCTAAATCAACTCTTTCTAGAACTGAAAGATTGAGGTAAACCTCTTCTGCATCAATTTCGTCAATTACCTGTTTACTGATTTGAGTTTTACCAGTACCACGACGACCGAAAACAGCAATGCAAGACTCAGCTTGAATTGTCGCTTTGATATGGTCAGCTAGATTCGCGGTGCTTGTGCGAACTAAGTTAAAATCAGAATAGGCTTTAGTTTCTTTTTTAGACATTTTTAGATTTCTCCTGGAAAAGTAGCGAGTTAATATAACTAATCAATATAGCGTAACTAATTTTTAAATCATCAACAAGTGATTTTTCGTATAGTAATGAAAGAAGCAAAATTCCCATTGAAATAAGGACGTGCCCCGTTGACCTAGCTTTGATTAAAGCAATTGTGGAAAATATCACGATTGCTAAAAAGAAAGCGAGAACTTTTAAAAAGATGTTTGTGCAATTACTTTCTAGTAATTGAATTTCTTGAAGTTGATTATCCGAAATTGATAATTGTTTATCAGTTATTTTTTTTATAACAGAATTTTTTAAATCAGTATATAGTACAACTATATCTGCCAAATTTGCTTTTAACAAAAGCTCTTTATCTTCATCCTGCATTTATTATTAATTTCTGGGGTTTGGGTTGGATTGTCTCAGAGTCAGTACAATATAAGCACGACTAGGGCCGCGTCAAGTTCTTTAAAGAACTCAGGTTATGAATTTATTTTGTTTAAAACAGAGAAAAACAATAAGTTAATGATGCATGATGCTAATGCATAAACCAACGTATTTAAATTAACTGTTTTATAAACTAAAATAAATGAAATTATGCCTGTATAAAACCCAAGGCAAAATGAACATGAAAATAACTTATAAAAAAATGGATGTTTTGGGATTATCCAAGATCTAATAAAAGAAAATAAATCAGATTCTTTTAATAGAAAAGTTAAAGAACAGCAAACCATTATAAATAACATTAATTCATTCATGTAATAATATTAACTTTATTAATTCGTCTTTAGTAAAGGCTTTAACAAAAGCACCTGTTTCTTTATTAATTTGAATTATATGAGTTCCATTTAAACTATCAAAAGCTTCATCAAATGAAATTTTTTCTTTAAGATAACTCTCCATATCTTTTTTATGAGATAAAAATCTTTTTACTGGCGACTGGAAAATATCATCATCAAAATTTACTTCTGTATAAACAAATCCATAATTATTATGTAATCTAGTTTTTAAGTAAATAAATTTATTCATTTTAGTAGCATTAATTTAAGTATTTCTTTGTATGAATATTTTTTAATGAAAACTTGATTATCAACTTCAGCAATATACATTTCATTATTATAGATTGCATCTAAAGATTGTTTAAAAGAATAATCATATATTATACCATATTCATAAACTCGTTCATAAACAGAATCATAATACCATGAACTATATAATGTATTTGGAAGTAAACTTGATTCTGGAAATCCGATTATTAGCAATAATAAATCTACTCATGATAACATCATTAATTTAATAACTTCATCTTTAGAAAAAATTCTAATGATTTCTTGATTATTAACTTCTGCAATAAACTCTTTTGCATAAATTTGATCTATTGCTTGTTTAATAGAAGGTACGAGATGATCAAGTTTATATCCTTTAACCCTATTAAGAATAGATTCATAATACCAACTATTATATTCATTATTACAATAAATTTCACGAATATTATTATGGATAATAAATTTACTCATTTTATTTATCTTGAATTAAAAAGAACTTCTTTACATCTTGTTTTGTATAAATCTTAAATACTTGATTATCTTGAATTTGAACAAGAATAAGTAGTTTTATATCATATAAAAAATCAATTTTTTCTGGAAAAGACAAATTAGAATATCTGCTATCTTTAAATTCTAATTCTAATCTTTTAATAGGATCATAAAAAAGTTGAGGACGAGCTGAAAATGTTTTTCTAATTAACAATTCTTCTAATATAGGTTTGCTAAGAATAATAAAGTAATTCATAATAATAACAATAGCTTCTTAACTTCATCTACAGTAAATACTTTTACAACATAACCATTTTCAACAGCACATAAACATAAATATCCGTCAAAAATGTCTTCTAATATTGCTTTAAAGCAAGCTTTAAGTCTATTTGAAGCAGACTGAAATTGATCATTTATATAATGACCATTATATAAATCTATTTTATCATGAATTTCTGAAGGAGTTAAAATTAGATAAATCATAATAGCAATAATAGTTTCTTAGCTTCATTAATATAATTTAAAGTTTTATCATATGATACTTTGGTTAAAGCATGACCATTTAGCTCATACAAACCCCAATATTGGTCTTCTAAAAATTTTAGACATTTTGTATCATTTTTTATGAGGTCAAAGATTTTTATAATTGGGTTATTACCAGTTAAACGATCTTCATGAATTGAATATGTATTATTGGTTCTATTTACTGATAGAATAAGGTATTTCATGTTAAAGTCATTAATTTTTTTAATTCTTTAGGCATATGATCTAAAGTTAGATTATAACCATGATTTTGTAAAGCAAAAATGATTTTGGGTAAACATAAATCAAAATTTGCTCCAAAAAATCTTTTAATTTCATCAAATGAAATCCATTCATGAATTATTTCATCATCTATAAGTATAGATTTAGCTATTAATAATCGATCATCAAAATAACGCTCATCATTTAAGCCTTTATGATGTTCATATGAAGCTCTTAACACCCATTTATAAGCAAAAATTTTGCTACAATTATATTTAAATAATTTATTTATTTTAGGACTTAATTTTTCTGTCATATCTTCACATTCTCCTGTGCAAATATCCAAATCAAGAACATCAATATCTAAATCATTAACTTCATGAATATAATTTGGTCCAAGCTTTAATTCTTTATCACATGAGGAAAGAATATCATGCATATTATCTGTTTCAAGATATTCTTGTTCAATAGAATTTAAGTATTCAATTAATTTTGCTTTAGGAATTTTCATAACACTAATAACATCTTTTTAATTTCATTAATTGTGAAAATTTTGGTAATTTTGTTCCCAGTTAATTCAAGCAGCTTAGTTTCATTAGTTATGAATTCATCTATATGAAAACCGATCTCTAATAAATTTTTCTAGTCTTTTTATAGGTGAAGTATAAAAGTTATAACACGAAAATGCATTTTCGTTAAAAGAATCATTTATATCTTCACTGGGTAAAATAATATAAATCATATTAATTTTAAAAATTCTTTCTCAGAAAGAAGGCTTGTTCCATTCTTTTTAGCTGCTTGAGCTTTTGATGAAGTAGAATTAAGATCATTAATAACTAAATAATCTAAACCTTTAGAAACAGAACCTTTAACTGTGCCACCATTATCAGAAACCATCTTTTCTAAGAGCGCTCTTTTGTTTTCCATAGCTCCTGTAAAACAAAATGATTTGCCATAAAGTTTGTTTTGACTTAAATCTTTAATTTCAACTTTATTATCTAATAGTTTTTGAATTAATTTCTTGTTTTGTTTTAATCCATCAAATAAAGATTTGGCTTTTACTTCTCCAAAACCGTCTGTAATAATAAAATCTGTTAATGTTGCTTTTAACAAAGCATCAAGATTTGAAATTTTAGCAGATTCTAATAGTTTAATTGAAGATTCTCCTATTCCAGGAATTGATAGTCCAGAAATAAACTTAGATAATGTTGTTGGAATTGATTTAGCAATAGAATCAATAACATTTTGAGCTGATTTTTCGCCCATTCTATCTAATTCAGCAATATCTTTTGCTTTTAGCGTATATAAATCAGCAGGGTCTAATACTAGTTTAGATTCAATTAATCTAGTTGTAAGAGTCTCTCCTATTTCTAGGATATTATGAACCTTAATCCAATTTCTGATTCTTCCCCACACTTGAGAAGCACAATCTAAATTATTACAAGTTAAATATTCACCTTTCCAAGATAATTTAGAATTGCAATCAGGACATGAAGATGGAGCTTTAACTATAGTTCCAGTTTTAGTCACTACTTCAGTAATATAAGGAATTACTTCGTTAGCTCTTTTGATTAAAACTTCTGCACCAACATCTATTTCAAGCTCTTTAACATTTGAATAATTATGTAAAGATACTCTTTCGATATTTGCGCCAGCTAGAAATACTGATTCAACTTCTGCAACTGGTGTAATTCTACCTGAATTGCCAACTTGCCAATTAATAGCTTTTACTTTAGTGATTTTAGTTTCAGCATCAAACTTAAAAGCTTTGGCGCCTTTTGGACGCAAATTAGTTTCACCTAAAGAGTCTTGAAATTCTAAATTGTTAATTCTTATTACAAGACCATCAATTTCATAAGGTAAAGTTGCCCTAATAGAAGATTGATAATCATTCCATAGCGCAATTACTTCTTCTGTAGTTTTACAAAGCTTATATTTTGGAGTTAAAAAACCTTCTTTATCAAGCCACTTTAGTTGTTCTATTTCAGTTTTGAAAGAAATATCACCTATTGCTTGATAACAAATAACGCTTAGTTTATCAACATCTGTTCCATCTAATCTTTTAGAAATACCAACAGCACCATTTCTTGGGTTTGTTAAATCTGGAAATGAGTTTTTCCATACTTGAGTTTTTAAGACTATTTCTCCTCTTATTATTCCAGAGAATTTAGATGAAAGCTTAGAAGTAATACCTTCCATTCGTTTAACATTTTGATAAAGATTTTCTCCAATTAAACCATTACCTCTAGTAATAGCTTCAGTTAATAAACCATCTTCATAAGATAAACAAATTGTTAATCCATCTATTTTATCCATAGATACGAATTGTTGAGCGTTTGCATGATCATTTACCCATTTGGTAAATTCTGCTGGGGTATTAACTTTGTCTAAAGACCCCGCTGGTATTTTATGAGAACGCTTCTCCCATTCTGAAACTTTTGTTTCGGCACCAACTGAGGTGATAGCTGGATGATTGGCATCAAGTTTTTTAAGTTCATCTACAAGCGAGTCATAAGCTTGATCTGATAATATAGGAGTTCCTAAATTATAATAGGCATGTTGAGCTTCAAATATTCTTTTTGCTAAAATTTCTATTTTATTCATGTATTGCTATTAATTTTTTAATTAAATTGTTGTCAAAAACATTTACGCTAGTAATGATATTGTTATTATCTATAGTAACTTCTATAAAACATAATGGTTGCTCCAAACAAACAATATTATCTGGAATGTCGTTATTAATCATATAATTAATTCTATTAGATAGAGATTCGTTTTTAAATTGAATCAATGCTTTTAGCCTATCACCTATTGCAAATCCATGAATTTTATTATTCAAAATAGATTCGTTCCAACAATAGTAAAGTTTTTTCATAATAACATTGTTAATTTCTTTATTACTTCTTTTTCAATCTTTTTTACAGACAATATTATTCTATCTTTTTCATTTATTTCTATTTCAAAATAATCTACATCTACATAAAGTGTAGATTGATATCTTATTCTATTTTTTAATGATAGAAACTGATAATCTAAATATAGATTAAAGGTGCAACCAATTTGACGCTCCCAACCATTATAATAAATAGAATCTGTTGCATAAATTTTCATAAGAGCATTAATATTTTCTTTACTATATTATCATCTACTTTTTTAGTGAAAATTATTTTTAGATTATCTTCAACAATCAGTTCAATAATATCTACTTCTTTATAGGCTTTTAGTTTATTTGAATAAGCGTCTATTACGCAATTAATTAATGATTGACTTACTTCATCATCTGAAAGATGAAAATAGTTTTGCTTTTCCCAAAAACCTGAATCTTTTCTACAATAACTATAATATGTTTTCATAATAACATTGTTAATTTCTTAATAACAGAATCATCTATTTTATTAATAGAAATATAATTAAACTTAATACTGCATTCAATTTCATAAAAATCAAAGGCTTCAATATCTCTATTTTTAATTAATAAATCTTTTATTCGAAAACTTAATGATTGATTACGTTTGGGTATATCTTGCGTTAATTCTCTTAAACTATGAAAATCGCCAATTTTATAATTAATGTTGGGTGTTGTTTTCAGTGCTACGTAATAATATTTCATTGACAATAGTTTAATTTATGATTATTACAATAATACAATTTACAAAATTGATCCATATCTAACTTAGTAATGCAAAGTGGAGATGCTGTAATTACGCTAAACATTATAGAATTAATATCATCAATATGAGATAAACCAATTGCATGTCCAACTTCATGAGTTGTCAAGGCTTTATATACAATTGATGCTTCTGTATTATATTGAATTAATCTATCTGAAAAGATATAAATAACATTTAATCCATTTACAGTAGTATTTAAACCAATTAAGTCTTCTCTTTTAAGAGCTGATGGTACATTTTTAGATTGAGCATTTATAATAAAAATAGCATAATCATCGCCAACTTCATTTAAAGTGGCATTTTTAATTGTAGATTCATTAACATCTTTAGCTATTAGGATATTAAATGATACAACGCCTGTACTAGCTTGCTCCCAAGCTAAAACACCATCTATTACTTGATTTATTTTATTTTCTTTTATAAAAGAATTGTCTATATATACATTAAATTTAGCTTTGTGATGAAGAATACGCTGTTTACAATCTGTTAGTAGAAACAACAATGTAAAAAGCAAAAATCCATAAAAACATCTTACGGCCTTCATGTTTAAAACTTATTTTTATCTTCTTCTACTGTAGTTGCCTTTATTTTATAAGTTTCTAAAAACTTAGAACAAAAGTATTGAACATTTGATATGTTATCTTCTGGACCACCGCAAGAGGCAATATGAACAACATCTTTATCTAAGAAAACATTATATTCAGAAAATAATTTGTTTCTAGTAAAGGAAATTTCTAATCCTGCATGTCCATCAGCTTTAGTTGTTCTAACGTTTTGTAATTTAGCGCCCTTTTGAATATTTGCAATCATTATAATTCTTGCTGCATCAGCAATAGAGCCATCAAATTCATTTGAAAATTCAACTAATACTAAGATTTTTTTATCTTTTTGAGCGGCAAGAAATTGCATATTCTCTTCTTGCCAAATATAATCAAATTCTGCCGGAATTTGAAATGAAGCGTATTGATTCTCAGTAGAGATGAATTGAGGCTCAACCTTTTTGGGAGCCTCAATTTTAGTTGCAACTTTTGTTTGTACTGGGAGAGATTTTGCGCATCCAGTCATAAAAGCCAAAGAAGTTAAAAATGCAACAAATCTCCTCATACTATACACCTATGAAAAAGATGTAATATTATTGAATGGCTTCAAACGTTTGTTGAAAAGTTTTCCATCTAGTGTCTTGTTTAAAAGACTCAAATCCCAATTCTATAAATTTGTTTTTCACATAATCGTAATCGGTTTTAGATTCCGAAAACACAAACTCTTCTAATTTAGGCTTTTTAAAACTAATTAATTCTTTATTTCTTGCAAATTTATCAAGATTTTCTTGATTTTTAAGATATTCTGTTAATGAATTTGGATCCAAAGCCATCTTTTGGGCTTTTTTATCTGACATTAGTTTAGGAATATTGTCAGTTTTATCTCCAGCTAAAGCTTTCCAGCAAACATAATGATATTCTGGAGCTATCATATACTCTTTTTTACGTGGGTCAAAAATCTTAACGTTTTTATATTCTTGAATTAACTGAATATAATCTGAGTCTGAAGAAAGAACTATGTTTTCATTTTCTTCAGCATTATAATGCTCACATAATCCAGCAATAGAGTCGTCACACTCATAATGTTCTGTTTTTGTTATAGAAACAGGCAAATGAGATAATACATCCAGTATTATTACTTTAGCTTCATGAACTTTTTGGTTTTCACTAGATGCTGATTTCTCTATTCTATTAGCTTTATAGTCTGAAAAGATATCATATCTAAATTGGGGATATCCTTCCATAACAAAGAATAACTTATTTGCTTTAAATGGGGCAACTAAAGCTCTAAATGAAGTAAAAAAATTATATACTAAAGTATTAACCTCATTATAAGAGTCTCCTTCATTTTGTTTTGCAAAATGCAAGCCAACTCTAGCTCTATGTATTTGGTTTAAGCCATCAGTAAATAAGTTTTTCATTAAATATGGTTATAAAAAAGAGAAATGCGCAGGGATATAATTATCCCTACGCAAATGAATCAAAACCGAATTCGATTTATCGAAACTGAAACAGTCAGCGTTTCATACGTTTGGCAACGAGTTCTGCTAATTTAGCAATTCTAAATGAGCGTTCGACACCATCTTTTGATAAACGGACTCTGGCACCTTCAGTATTCTCACGTTGAACCGTAAGCATACGTTTGGTCTCTGCATTGCGTACTTCACCTTTTGTATTCACTTCGTAACGCCCTTTGTATCCGGGCATGTCAATCCACTGAGCCATTAAATCACCCCTTTTCTATAAGGTAGCAAATTAAATAATTATATTATTTATTTGGAAAATAAAATATAAAGCGAGCTTATGCGTAATTGCACTTGGCGCTATGTCTTCTGCTTATTATATAACCATGATTGGTTTTATTGCAGAAATTTTTAAGTCGATATTAATTTAAAGTTTTTGGGAACTACCCTTTTAAAAGCATAAGCCTTATCTATTTTTTGTAACTCTTCTTTTGAACAAAGAGCTATTTGCGGCTCGCTATCATGACACAGTTCTAAAACTACTGCCTCTGTTTCATCTAATGAAATTGCAGATGACTCCCTCATAATCTCGCCAATTAATAAAGGTCTATCGTATTTATGAAAAACAATTAAAATTCTTTCTTTTAAAGAACTTTTGCGTTTTTCTTGTTCAGACCTTTTAATGAAGGTTGGTGGCACGTTTTTATGCGAGTTTACCGCCTGTAGATACATTATAGTCATCCTTATATTGGCTGTCAAGTGGGAGACTAAAGGCGCGTTAAACGCACTCTTTCAAATCTGAAGGTAAAGAAGCTGTAATATTTCTATATTGCAATTCAGGTTGCAATGAAGAATATTTATTATAGATAAAGTCTCTAAAAGTAACAGTGGATTTAGATGGTTTTAATGAGCCCATATTTCTTGATAAATCTTTTACTAAGACAGCATCAAGAACCATTGATAAGTCATTTAATAAAACTGATTGAACCCAATCAAACCAGTCATCATTTTTATTTAAAACACACTCTAGTACATTGTAAGATTTGAAATTTAATAGTATTTCAAATAAAATGCTATTATTTTTATAACCAATTGAAAAACCAGACTTGGTTTTTTCAATTTTAATTAGATTTTTAAATCTGAAACTAACGATTGCCTTTAACTCAGGTTCTACATTATCATATGATAATTTTCTATTTGACTTTAAAAAAAGTATATTGTTGGACATTTCCTCTCCTTTGAGGACGGATCGATAATATATATCAGTAATTATTTAATAATTTCGCAATTAAGGCCTTCTGGTTGTTTTTCCAGCTCAGCACTTCTAACTCTTGATAATTTTAAACCATTTTCGAGCAACACATTGCAACCTTGATCTGGTTTGCATGAATAAATAACTTTAATTTTGTACGGAAACTCTTTGTGGCATGGCTTTGGACTATAACTTGGTGCTGAAAAGAAGTATCCAATTATTACTAGCAATATACACATAGCCAACAATAGTATTTCTGATTTATGAATATGATTAAGCATTTGTTTTTTCTTTAAAACATTTTTCACAAACCCATTTTCTTTCAAATGAAAATGGCTCAGTTTTAATTTCAGATTGACAGAAAAAACATTCTGGCAAAATTAAAGCATTACCATCTGCTCCGACCGGAATCGCAAGAATCTTTCTTGACGAAGGAGTTTCAGGCTTTGTTATTGGCCCGCTAGATGGTTTTGGCTTCATATGAGTATAGCATATTATTAAAGAATAATGGCTATCTTCTTTAGATGATTGATGTATTTATGACACTCCTCTGTATCATAATAATTTTCTTCGCATTTTTTAATTTTCTTCACTTCTAAATTAGAAATTGGATATTGCTTGTTATTCATAAGCAATATCATATTTAAAGGGTCTAGCTGTTTATTAGTTGAAATAAGTTTAGGTTTAAAAATAGAAAAACATTTACCAATTTCCATAAGTGGAATATTGGCAAAATACTTTTCTGTTGATGGTTTTAAAACCCAAATTAAATATTTTTTACTATCTAAAGAATAAATAATTCTAGAATATTGATTATATTTAATCTTATCTCCAGCAGAGTTTTCAAATTCTTTAGTAAAATATGGAAAACTATTTGAACATAGCTGAAAATTTTGCGTTTGTCCTTCAAATATTTTTAAATATGTATAAATCATGATATCTATATGATGTTTCCAACAAAAGAGTCATTTAAACTAGGAACTGAGTTTATAAATGAGAATAAAGATCTTTCAATTCCAGAAATAGAAAATAATATTCTTGTTGAATTTCTATTAGGTAATATACCAGATTTTATAAAAGACTTTAAAGAAATAGAGATTGATTTAAATAACAATTCAATTAAATATTATGTATCTCCTGATTACTTAAGCATTGGATCTAATGAAGACTATGTAAGAATCCCAATGAATCCGTTAACCGCTCAAGCAATTGCTAGTCAATATCATTGTGTATTACCAACAACCAAAATGGTAAAAGATATTTGGTTTAAATCTAATAATAAATTAGATCCATTACCTTGGGGACCACCATATGATAGCTCAATGCGCTCTTTATATAGAGTATTAGTTCACAATGAAAGAATTAATAGTCAATTAAATTTGCAAAATCATTTTGATTTAACATCAGGTCATAAAAAAGATGTTGTATTGACAAATCAATTATATCCTGATAATAAAAATAAAAAAGTGGCCATATATGGTTGGATTCAATCTAATGGAAATCCAATTCAGGGATTAAATCCAAGTGATCATGATCAGTATTATGCTGATTATAGTCACGGAATAAGATTAATAGATAGAAAATGCAAAGTTAATAACGTTGACGTTGATATATTAAATGTATTTAAAGATGCGGAGCTATCTAAACTAATTAGTAATGAGGGAATTTTAAACTTTACTAGTTATTAATCTCTTTTATCTAAAGAGACTTCAATGGTTTCATTACTAATATCTGAAATTTTAGAAAATAATTTTTCTAATTGACGTTCTAATTTTTCTTTAGCATCTTCTGATGAATGACCATTAACAAAAATGTTAAGTTTATAAGATTTTAAAGTAGAAGATTCTTCTATTGGTAATGAAAATTTAAATTGTCTCAATTAAGTTCCTTTTTACTTTGAGTTTTAGGAGTTATGAATTTTAATTGTTGTTCAGCTTCATTTGATTGCTTAACTAAATCTGGACCCATAAATTGTTCTAAGTAAGATAATGTGGTTTTCATTTTTAAATGAAGAGATTTTGATTTAGAAAGAATTAACCTTAACTCTTCTAACTCAAATGTTTTAGAATCTATTTTGTTAATCTGCCCCATTAACTCAATTAGATTCATCATCTCTTTACTTAAGAGTTCTTCTAAATTTTTGAATTTTTCTGGTTCATCACTCAATTGAGATCTCCTGATGGCTTCTTCATATTAAAGAATATATCACCATCAGGAGTTTGAATAGAATCATTAGGGCCATAACCATCACTTGATACTTTTTTAGATTCTGACTCAATTAAATTAATCAATTGCTTAAGCTCTTTAGGGGCATTGGCGGTAGCTTCTTCATTAGATAAGAACTTTTCTTTTACCTTAATAATTGCTGAATCTATAAATTCAGATAAAGATTTTTTTAATGAATCTTTTGAATTAACTAATTTAAAAAATTCTGGAGGCGCAGCTAATTCAGCAACATCAGTTTCTACAGGACACTTATTAAAGATTTCCTTATTCTCTTGCTCAAATTTTTGAGCCATAGTTAAAATAATTTGAGCCTTTTCTTTTATTGAAGAAACTAATTTAGCAATTAAAGCCTTATCTTCATCTCTTAGAGAATTCTCAACTGTAGAGTTAATATAAAGCAGGCCGCAAAAACTCGGAGCAATCTTGCATTGAAAGCGCTTCAAATTGAATTAATTTATTAATAAATTGATCAAGATTTAATTTATTCTTTTCTGACATGGCTAACCTTATTTTTATCAATTGAAAATATATTGCCTTTTGTGGTTGCAGAATTGCACACAATAATATTTCCAAATTTTACAATACCATTATCTTCATGACAATGTCCATTCAAATTTAATTGAATGTCATCTTTATATTGTCTAAGTAAATCTAGAACAATTCTAGACCCAATATTATCACCTCTAATTGTTTTATCTAAAACAGTATAAGGTGGAGCGTGTGATAATAAAATTTGAGGAACTCCATGTTTTTTAAAATCATCTTTGATATTATACTCTGCCAACTCAGATTCACCATCATTCATTGGCCAATTCCAATCACCAACTGGATTGACATATGGTATTCCATAAAAACTAATATCATTTACTGAAACTGGAGCTAGGGTAGCATCATATGCTTCTATTCCAAATTCAAGAAATAAAGAAACTGGACTAATCCAATCATGATTGCCAGAACACCATATAAACTTCTTGCCTTTTAACCAAGAAATAATTGTATATTGTCTTTCTTGAAGCCAATGACTTTGAAATTCAGCATCTAAATTATTTCTATTTCCATAATATTTATTAGGAAAGAAGTCTCCAGTATGCACAACAATATCTACATCGTCAGCTATGTTTGGAAAATATGAATGTGTATCTGATAAGTGCTGGATTTTCATTTATTCAAAAACATCTTGGGGTAATATTTCTTTTCATCATCAATGAAAAGGTCTTGGTAATTTGATTTAAGTTTTCTAAAACATCTGGAATTCATAGATACAGTAATAAACATTGTGGCCTTAGAATAAGAATGCAAAGTACATTCCTGCCACTCAGATGATACAAAATCTAATAATTTATTAAACATCTCTTTATTAGTGGCACGAACGTAATATGAGTTATACATAATATATCCTTAGGTTAATTTTTAGGTATTATTTTAGCAATGAACAAAACAGAATACCGTAGAAAAAGAAAAAAAGAGCTTATTGATTTGCTTGGTGGCAAATGCGTAATGTGTGGATCAAAGAATAACCTTGAATTTGATCACATTGATAAATCAAAAAAAGAGCATAAAATAACAAGAATTCTTGAATATTCAATGGATAGAATTATGCAAGAATTAAACAAATGCCAATTGCTTTGCAAAGAATGCCATTTGGAAAAAACCAGTTTAAATTCAGAAAATACATTGTCTGGCCCAGCTAGACATGGTACATTACATATGTATAGAAACTACAAATGCAGATGTGATGAATGTAAAAAAGCAGCCAGTAATTACTACCATAATAGCAAAAAAATTGTAATAAAAGTTACAAATGCTTACTTTAATATGATTACTGACCTATATAAATCATGATTTTTCTAATTTTCTATCTAGAAAAGATAGAATTTTATCAAAAATAGCAAGAACTTCTTTATGAGTAGAATCATCATTCCAAGCTAGTATCTTTGTCCTAGTAGGATCAGATTTAATAGCTGATCCAACAAGTGCCAGTGTTTGTTTATATATGTCAGAATCAGGCTCATAGCCCTTTACATAAAGGGTATTGAGTAAAGCTCCATCTAATGAAAACTTTTCCGCATCTCTGCTAACAGGATTACAGGCAAGGTTTCCATCATCACGAGCACTCCATGATTTAGTCCATGTTTCAGGCGTATTACACTTTGATTTGGCTAAAACAAAGATCTCTTTTAATAATTGAAACTGCTGTTTATCACTAACTTTCATTTTGAATCTAGCCCCGGAACTGATAAATCTTTGATTACTTGACAGTAATTAACCCAATCTTTTTCATTTGGGGCTGTTAGAGTATAATTATCTACAATTTTACCATTATGATCAATTAATTTAACTGAAACTCTACTTTTCATTAAAGCAATCTCATTAAAGATACCCTTTGTAATAAATCCTGAATCATTATCTGTAAACCAGTATTCAGTCATGTATTCAGAATATTTTGGAAAATTATGTTTCCAATCTTCAACAGATTGAAATAGTTGTCTTGAGAATTTTAAGTTAATTTTATTATTAGCGTTTACAGTTTGATTAAGTGTATGAACTAACTTATCAATAGTTAACATTGATAATGAATTAGGGGTTGACAAGTATACAAATTGTTCCATAACTATTTCCTATTCAATTAATAAATATTTTTTGAATTTATCTGGTATGTTTACGTATTCTGTAATTTTTACAGAACTTTTTCTAATCCATTTTAATAAAGCGATTATATTTTTTTTGTTTTCAAAGAAAAAATCTATATTAGCGTGTGTATTAAATACACAATATCCAGTATTATAAATTGTTGAACATAAAGTTATTCTATTGCGAACAATATATTCCTCATTATCAATTTTATGTTTTTTTTGTAAATCTAAAATAAAATCATATTGATTTTTTCTAAAGATCACCTCATCGCTTAATTCTTCTGTTAAAGAAGCTGATTGAAATATTCCATTTTTTGGATCTTCATATAAATCAGGATATATTTTGGCTAATTCTTTAATTCCATTAGATTCTTTTTCTAAATTAGAAAGATAATTATTAGTCCATTTATCATCTTTTTTAACAGCTTTCATCCATGCAAGCTGTTGATATTTTCTAATATCATAATTAAATAGCGTTTCTTTATAATATATTTTTTCTTTAGACATTAATTTTAATTGTAAAAAAGAATGCCAGGAACTTAAACTCCTTGCAATAAAGTATTAACTTATTTTTTGGCTTGCTTTAACATATGCAAAGCAAAAAATGTTACTCTGCTTGGTATCTTATCTGGACTATTCCAGACGACTGGACCATTTTTATTTTTAGTTAAAGTTCCAGTGTCAACAAAATCATTATATTTTGCAATTACACTTGGCGATTCTTCATCATTAACTAATTCAATATCCCAATTACGGTAATACATCTTTTTAGAAATGTGAGGTATGGGTGTTTTCATTTTAATATCCTTAATAGATAAATAAGCAAGTAAAATCAAAAATGATTATCATTTTGATAAAGGCGATTCACATCGCAGAATCTTATTTAATAAGTTTTTTAATCAAAAAATTAAAATATTTATTTGTTAACGCGTTTGGTCTATTAGACTTAATAGTATTAATTGCTTCATCAGCAGAAACATTATTAATGTAATGTAAAGCTAAAGCATTTACCAAACCAGACCTATTTCTTCCTTGCATACAAGTTGTCAATACACTCTTGCCCATATTTACAAGAGATGCAATTTGCAATGCGGTATCTAATATTTTATCCATTTGATGAGGATCCATTGGATCTTCTGAATCATCAAAGGGACAATAAATTATATTTACTCCTGGGTAATCAATCCCAGATGGTTGATACTCAGAAGCACAAAAAACTACAATATCACACCCACAACGCGCCAATATATCACCATTAAGTGGTTGCCCGCCTTGATATAGGTTTTCGGTTATTTTAGACGTAAATGGTGGGATAATATTCATTAAACTTTATAATATGGATTGGTATCTTCATATGGATACTCGCCCTTATAATAAAGGGTTAAGTAAAGTATAATTTCTCTTAAAAGAAATTTAATTTTTGTTAGGTAAAACAAAGATGATGTTGGATCAGGTGATAGATCCAAATCTATGTTGGCTAACTTTTTATAAGCAGCGTTTGCATTGTTAAGCCCATTCAACAAATCTTCTTGCAATAGGCAGGAGCTAGATAGCGAATTTAATGCTGCTGCAATAAAGTTAAATAATTCATCGTCAAAAGTACAATAAGAAGCTTGCAATGCCTCTTGTAAGAGCTCAATGACGATTCTAACAGAAATAGACATTGTTTACCCTATACAATATATACGGGGTAATTATATGGTGGTCAGTGATTACCTAATCACATTCAAACGCTTTTTAGCAGCGCTTTGTCTAACTCCATGGATTGCAAAAACTATTCCTTTATTTTGTTGGAATAATTTATCTGCATTTAAACAAAGTTTACATTTATCACATGTAATTTCTTTATCTCCAGGCTTTGTTTGATTTGGACATGGTATCCATGATACATCAGACCCAGGTAATGTAAAGGCTTTTTTGGTTTCAAACTGACTTACAACCAAAGCTGGCGCATATCCTTGCTTAATTGCAGAACTAGCATCTTTTACAGAGTCTATAGATGCTAAAATTGAAACTTCATTCCAATTAGATCTAGGAATTGATTTCCAAGCATGGGTATATGACCATGCCTTTTCCCCGGCCGCGTTTTTTCCAACGCTTAACTGCATTATTAATTAATGATACTGCTTTTTTAGTTCTAGCATCACCAGCAACATGAATTCTTAATAGCTTATTTTTAATTGCTTTAGATTTATAAGAATTATCAATTGCCAAAGCTTCTTCTCTGGCAACTTCTTCTGGTGATAATGATAAATTTATTGCATAATTATCTAATCTTTTTCCATGTAATCCAACAAATGATAGTTGAGCATAACATGATTCATCTTTTAACTTACAAGACTTAGGGCAAGATGCTTCAATCGAAGCAAAAGTGCAATCAACTGAAGCATCTGCCGAAAGTTTTCTATTTTGTGATCCAACAATATATAGTGCTGCGCTCATTCATATCCAATAAATAATTATTGGATTCAAATTAAACCTTAATTAATTTGAAATTACATCATATGAGGGCGAAGTTCAGGAACATAATCAAAATATTTCTTCCATTCGCCATCTTTCATTACCTCAACTGTTGCCCTTTGCTTTTTAACATCAAGCCATACGCGGGTTTTTGGCGTGGAGATTTTTAGATCCCCAAATTTGCCTTTTTCAACAGTCTCTTTGCTTGTTAATTCGTCAAAATAAAATTTCATCACAAACTCCTTAATAGGAAATACGAAATAAACTAAATACTGATTATACTTTAAGTGCCGAATCAAGTTCTGAATCATCATCGTCAGATGATGACGCAACAACCTCCATATCATCATTTAATTCTACTGAATTAGATTTTGATACAGGGTCAGTGGTAGTGCTAACAACAGCTACAGCAACAGGAGTTGGATTCTTTTTAAATCCACCATTGGGCCCGCGCTTTAGCTTTCCAACATTTGCAGCTTCAGCAGCAACAAACACTGGACGAATCATATTGTATACACCAGCTTGGTCTGGATCACCTTTTGAAGTTGTCTTACCTAGTTTTTTGGCTAGGTCTTCTGAAAATTTCAGAACAGAAAAGGCTTCATTATCTTTTAATGATAAAATCTTTTCAGCAACTAATTCAAAAACTGGTGTTTGCATTTCAAATGTTAATTTGAGTAAATCATCTTTATTCATTCTTGTTCCTTATTTGCGTGCTTTTTATTTTTTAACCAACGCTTCGCACCATTAACGGCACGAGCGGTAAGAGTTTTCTCTTTCTCTGAAACTTCATTATCATAACGATTGATAAATGGAGATTGCTCAGCAATATGAGCAACTAGCAAAGCTAGTGGATTTTTTACTTTTTCTTCTGGAAGAGAAAATGAAAATGACTTTCCTCTAGTCAAACGAACTGATGACGTCTCACGTCCTTTAGCTCTATTAAACACATCTCCTTTATGGAGAGTGCTAATAGCATAGCTAACTTCAGTTCCATTTAGAACATAGGCTACACAAGCCACTGGTTGATTTTTACTATCTTTGAAATAGGTAAATCTAACTAAAGGTTCTTTTTTAACCTGCTCAACAACTTTTTTCTCTTTTTTCTCTTTTTTCTCTTTTTTTTCTGATTTCTTTGACATAATTCACTTCTCTACTTTCTTTGAAGATTTGAAACTATCTTTCTTTGATACAAACCCTTTATCTAAAAGGGTTTGAATTTTGGCACGCTGCCTTTTAGCACCAGCATCTTTTCCAAGACGTTGATCAAGCGAAGCCAATTGATCTTTTAGAGAAAGACTAGTCCAATACGCTAGCCTTTCATTAGCCTCTTTAACTTTAAGAGCCTTTAGGTCAGGGCGAACGCCACGAACACCTTTATAACGACGGTTATTAAGTTTTTTGCTTGAAAATTCAGTCATTTCGATTCTCCTAAGAAATTAATTAATTCAGTAATGCGAAACTTTAGATCAGAAAAATACATTGAATCACTTTTATCTATTTTAAATTGCTTTAAAATATCATTGGTAAGCTTATCTTTATTAAGAGATAAATCTTTATTTCTATAATTAGAAATATTGTCAAAGGCCCACTTATTAATAACCTTAATTGTTGTCATTCATTAATTCCATTCTAAACAAATTGCCCAATTCATAATAAGGAATAACTTTTTGTTTAAAACTATCTTTTGGAGAATTATCAAAACCAGCAAGAAATGCCTCTGCTTGAAATGAAGAAAGGGACAATAGTCTTTCAAAGGTTTCTAAATTTTGAAGAGAGTTTTTGGAAAACAAACGTTTGCTTAATAAATAAGCAGATACAATACACCCTGATTTGCCATTAAACCATTTGTTTGAATAAACAAAGTTTGGCATTGTATCTTTTACAAGAAGTAAAGAATTAAATACATTATCGATGTGTTTATTTTTCATGATATGCACTAAAAGCTGTAATATAAAAAATTATAGTTAAAATCAATATAGAGATGAATCTCATTTTGATGATTAACATCGCTAATAAGAAAAATAATACTGCCGTAATAAAAGAATAAACTATATTATATAAATCTGTTTGATAGATTATATACTTAACATAATTAATAATCTTCTTTTTTCCAGGCTTTCTTTTTTTTCTTTTTTCTTCTCTTGTCTTCAATTTTTCCGCCTTTCTTTTTTATTGCAGAAATAACAAGAGGATTTCTTGAAGCTTTAGGTTTCATCTATTTACATTACTTATGTAATGCCTCAGGTGAATCAGATGGAATTTTTGGTTTTGAAAAATGATTACTGGTTAATGGTAAAGCATTTTCATTATCACCTTCATCTGAAGATGGACGTTGATAAATTTGTTTTGAATTATATTTTGGAGAAGAACATGTAAATTTAAGTGTTACAAATTTCCCATCAATAACTGCCCAAGTATCTTCTGGGCAATTGGCTTTAGAAACATTCCCGCTTGGATAAAGCAAATCACTATCTTCATGATTAGAAGATTCAAGCAAATCACCAGTGCCATTTTCAGAAGAAAATGCACAACCCGTTAAAAATAGAGTCATACAAACAAATTTATACATTTAAAAATTCTCCTATAAGAGAAATGTGTTTTTATTAAAACTATTGTGTTTTTATTAAAAAAAATTAAGTTAAGACTTATACTTCATAGCATAATCATGAAAAGCAATTCCACTTGTTGTGCCAACATTCAAAGAACGAACTGATCCAAACATTGGAATATCTACAATATAATCGCACATATTCAAAATGTCTTCAGGAATACCCTGACCCTCTTCACCAAAGATAATCAATGCATTCTTTGGCCAATCAAAATCTTTCATTGAAATTGGATTTAGTCCCGGCCCATTTTCCATTCCAACAAAAACGTATTTCTCTTTTAGATAAAAAAGATCAGATAGATACTTTAGATGTTGAATGTTTAGATAATGATAAGTGCCAGCAGTACCACGAGGGTCATATTTCTTTTTACCAAAGTAGAAAACCTTTGATGCATTAAAGGCGTTGGCATTTCTAATCATTGTACCAATATTAAAATCCCCAATGATTTGGGTCATCATACAAGCATAAGGAAAAGCTGTTTCAGACAGCCGAAATTTAATTTCGGCATTAGCCAAACCTTTAAACTTATCAATCACATTTCTAGTATCAAGAGAAGAATCCATTTTAATATCCTTTGCACTGGAACGACTCTACGCTACAGAGAACAATATAAGCACGCTTAAATTGCGTGTCAAGTGCTGACATACTCTGATAAAACGAGAGCTGCTTTAGAAAAGCCATTATTAGAATATAATATCTTTATAAAGTTCTCAATGAATAATTGATCTTCTTTTATGTAGAGTTTTTTATTAATAGTATTTTTTTGTCTACTATTGATATACAACCTAATATCAACTTGTTCTTTATCTGGATCTGTTGTTTTATTAAATCCTTGTCCAATAATTTCTTTAGATTTGCGAATCTGAATAGAGTTAGTTTTATCCTTAAAAAATAATTCCATTATATAGATATTTGAATCTTTATGATTGAAATATGGAGTTGTTATTGAACATGAGCATTTAGCACATTTAAATGGAGACATCCAATAATTAGTGGTGACCCATGACGAATCAGAATAAATATTGTTACTTTTAACATAATCAAGAATTTTATGTTTAAAATAAATTTCTTTTTTACAACGATTTAAATCTTTTAAAAGAATTGCGAATCCATTTTTTTCAACAGGTATCTTTTGCCAATTTTCTAAATAATTTAGATGACCACAATAAAAGCAATTTATTGGATCATATAATAATTTGGCGTTTTCTTTTTTAAAAGAAACTCCATATTCAGTCCATTCTTGATAAATAACCTTATCTTTATTTTTAAATAAAATGGCTGGACCATCATTCAATTGGCGGTGAATTTTACCATTTAAATACCATTTTTCTATTAAAATATCATCTTTACGTTTTATAAACGCTGGACCATCTTCTCTATGAAGTATTCCATTTATACGGTATTCTGTAATATATTTTGAAACTAAAGCTGGACCACTAGCTCTATGAAGAATTCCATTAATATAATATTTAAAATATTTCCCATTTTTCCATACAAGAGCTGGCCCATCTTCTCTATGAAGTTTACCATCTTTTAGATAAGAAATTGATTTATCTAAATGTAGAACTTGATTACTCATTATATGAATTTAATTGTTTAATAGCAATCTTGGCCATTAAGATTGCACAATAATACTCAAAAACTCCAGCTAAAAATAAAACAACTAACGTTTTAACAATTTCCATAATTATTACCTTTATTCCAGGATCATTAATTTTTTAATTAACTTTTTACTTTCATCTGTAAGAGATCCATCAACATCATTACAATTGCAAAATATTATATTGTTGTATATAAATGGCGTTTTTAAATTTAACTTAATTATTTCCTCACAAAATATCGGATAAAAATGCTCTAAATGTTTATTAAGAGAGCTAAAATTAATATCATATTTTAATATTCCTATATCAGATTTACCTAAATTTAAATAGGTATCATTTATTGGAAAACTTATATAATACATCATTCTTCCCACAACATCATTGTTTTTTTAATGAAATTAAAACTCTCTTTAGTTAGAGTTCCATCTTCATTACGATTGTAGAATAAATAATTATCATAAATAAATGGGAGGTTTTTATTTTTTATTTTATTAAAAATGGGGTATATGATGATCTATAAAATTTATTTAAATGAGCTTCATAAGTTCTATATTCTTTAGATTCATTTAATGATCTACTTGTATTGAGAAAATCATCAGAATTTAATTTCAAAGTACGATTTAATGATTCAAAAGTTATATGAGTACTTAAATAATACATTATTAATTTTACATAGTTAAAATGATTTTCTTAAAAAGAGAACATGTATTAAATTTACTTAATAGTTTTAAAACACTCTCTCTTCTATCTGAATTTTGATTTACTTTTATTATATGTAATATTATATTTTTAAAATTAAAACAGTTAGAGGCAAAGTCCAATAAATGAGTAACGTTGCCATCAGGCCTTAATCTAAAATCTTTAGTAAAAAATCCATCAGATTCTACTGCTCCAACCGTCATAAAATAATCTAACATATTTGTTTTTTTTAATCTAAAGTTAAAAGAAATAGAAATTGTATTATCATAAGGATATACGCGAACATCTTTAATTTCAAAGAAATTAAAATCTTCTTTAATTGAATTGCGAACTATATCTCTTTTAAAATAAACATCATTTATATAAAAACAATTATACCAATAATCAAAATCCATTAGCTTATGATATCGTTCAGGAATATCATAAGCTAATAATTTTTTTAACTCTACTATTTCTTCTTTTTTCTCATTTATTATTGTAGAAACAATTGGAGGACTAGGCATTTCTATCTGTAATATCCCAATTTTGTTTGCTAGCAAAAGTTCCCTTAGCAATTGCATTACCTGCTAGGTTATTTCTTTGCATATCAACATACTTTTGAGCTTGCTCTTTTGTATCAAAGCTAGCCCAAGGCTCTTTATTCATAGTAATAAGAAAACGTTTAGTGCCACCAGTAGGTGGAAATTTATGATCGCTCATTTTGATTCTCCATTAAAAAGGTTATCGGCAGGAGACTCTTCTCCTTCTAAAGTAATTGTAACATGATTTTCATCTTTAACTTTAGCTTTTAATTGTTTTTTAGATTTAACGGTTTCTAAAGTTGGAATGATATCTCGTTCCTGCAATTTTGTAAGTAAAACATCAGCACCAGCATCAAAAAGATCTTTTGTACGCTTAGCAATAAAGCGTTCAATTCCTCTTTCAACACCTTTCAAAATCATTTTTGCTAACATATTATACTCGTTTTGCTTTAGGTTTAACAGTTTCTTCTGGCTCTTCTTCTTGTTCTAATGCTTGAGTCTCCTCATCATTAAACATGCCACCTGTGGCAATTCTTAACATTTCAGAAGACTTTGGTAAAGACTCAATTGCTGAAGTAATCATTGGAACAATTGTGCCTAGTGCAGAATCAGCGATTAGATTTCCTGCATCAGCCATTGCAGAAATGCGTAGCTCTTCTGCAATCTTTTGCGCTCTTGGATCATTTGAGATTTTTGGAATGTTTGGAATAATTACTCCAAGTAATTCTGCAAGAACAAACTCTCCAATATCTGAGTCTAAGAATTCAGATACCATTTTAACTTTTTCATTAGATTCTTTTTTGGATTCTAATGTTTTTAGAATAGCAGCCTTTGTTCCTTTTAATAGTTTCTTTGTAAGAACACGATAACCAGCTTCACCTAATTCTGACTTTAATGTAGTAATTAAAGTAGTATTTTGTTCTGGCTCAACTGAAACTTTTTTATCTTTAGATTTAGTTTCTTTTTTGAGACCAACAGCTTTCTCTTGTTCAACTGGTATGATTTCTACATCACTTTGAAATTGAAAAAAGTTTTTACCAGTACCTTTTTCATCAATTGAAGAAACGCTTCTTAATGGTACTTTATAAATTTCGCCATTTTTTAATGACGGATTAATAAAACCAACTCTGCCATCGCAATCTAACTCACTCATTTCATTTACATTTTTAATGAATGTTTTATTAATTTTTTCTTTATTATAATTGTTAGGTGATTTTAATAAAGGACTTTCTGATGAACAATAAAAACAATATTCTTCATTACCAAAATCATAATCAACTCCGCTGAACAATAAGTTCTTTTATTGGACTGCCACCTTTAATGTTAAAATCCATAAAATTATGGTCATAATTATCATAATTTGCTGTAATTTTTGTACCAATAGGAGTATTTAATGCTTGTTTCAGTGTTAATTGTTTCATATTTACCTTTAAGAAATAAAATTATTTAGCTGAAGCTTGTTGCGTGGCTTCTTCAGACTCTTCATTTGAAACAACATCAGAGTGTTCCTCTTCATGATGTTCAGCAATACGCATATTTGATTCTGATAGACCCTCAAATACTTCACCAATGGCTGGCAATAGATACTCCATGCCAAATTCCATAACTTGATCGCCAACTTTAGCCATTCCCATAACACGAAGTTCTTCGGAAATCTTTTTTACACGCTCATCATCAGAGATTTTTGGAGAGAAGTGCAAACCAACACCCAATAGGAATTGAATAAAAGCCAATCCAGTTTCAGTATCTAAAAGATCTCCTAAAATTTGGACTGATTCATTTGAAATTTTTTCTGATTGTAAAAGATGAACTACTGCATCTTTAAAAAGTTTAGATGATTGATTCGCTGCAACACGATATCCAGCATCAGAAAGATCTTGTTTAATCATTTTTTTGAATTCTGATTCTTGTTCCATTTTATTTTCTCCAGCAGAATTAATAGTAACATTGCTATTTTTTTGTTCAGATTTTACATCATCTGTAAATGGATAATATTTATGAAACATTTCCATTTGAGATGCGGTAAGGCGTATGATTTTAACATTATTTAAGTCTGATAAATTATCTTTATAATAACGTTGAATATTTCTAATGTAATTAGCATCTAATGTTTCAACAAAAGAAACAGTACCATTTTTATGAATTTGAAGACTATTATTAGCGATAAGGTCGCAATCTTTTGGCAGTTCAACTAAATAATACATCTGATTATCATCAGTTGGCTCATATACTTTAAATGTATATTGTTTACCATCTTTAGCTTTTACTACTGTTGGGTGGTGTTTTGTTGGTAATTTTAAAATGCCTAAATTATAATTTCTAATTTCATAATCAGTCATATTCATAGCATGCTTTGACAAAAGGCTATCATCAATATTGGACTGACTCCATCCTCTTAAATTTCTTAAATCGTTAGCAGAGATTGGGCTTACATTATGGGGCCAGATTTTTTTAAATTCTTCTCCATCATTTAGGAGCATATAAGATCTAGTGCGATTATTTTCAGTTGCAATAACTTTACCAACAAAAGTTCTGCCATCTTTCGTAATTGAATAATATTGATTTAATTCAAAAAACATTTAAAATCCTGGTAGTTTTTAATAGGAACTACCAAACCTATTAGGGTTTACTTGCCGCGAACAGTATCTTCAACTTTAGTTAACACTGATTTTACTTTTTCAGCAATATAAAGCTGACCGCCAAGTTTAACACCTGATACAACGAAAGCTTTCGCTACTTTTAATACTAGATCTAATTTTTCCATTTATTTACCTATTTCCTTTTTATTTGTTATGATGAAGTTTTTTAGACTTCTTAGCAGACATCTTTGTTTCTTCATGTGACTCTTCTTCATCACCAGAATGTTCTTCATGAACCACACGAAGCTGAGCTTGTGGAGTTGTATTAGTTGTATTAGCAACTGCAACACTTGCAGTTTGCTCTGTTGGCAGAGAAGCCATTACAGATGTTAGAGCTGGCATAGCAATTTCTTTAATTTTGTCAAAGACAGCGTCGCCAGCGGTAGCAAACCCCGAGACTCTAAATTCTTTAGCAAGCTTCTTGGCTCGCTCATCCTCTTTAATGCCAGGAGCATATGTTAATGCTTGACCAACTAATGCACGCATTAATGACTCACCTAAAGCTGAGTCAACTAACTCAGCAATGGCTTTACCGTTCTTTTCATCTGACAAGCCTTTGCTTGCAAAAAAATTTAGCATAGCTTTGCGAGCTAGCTTTGTGGTTGTAGTTGCTGCCGTGCGATACTTTGCTTTATCAAAGTCTTTTGCAAAAACACTCATTAAAGATTCTTTAGTTTCAGCGGGCTTGGCTTTTTTATCATTGATACTAGTCATAGTGTCTCCTTCAATTTTAGTTTCTGTTTTGTTTTCTAGTAATAGATTTATTTTTTTATTAAGGCCGTTTCTTAAAATAATAATGTTATCATCAGGCGTGATTTTATCACAAGCTTCTTTTGAAATTTTCCAACCAGCATTTCTAAAACCCGTTGATGTTTTTTGAAGAGAATATTTATCAATATTATTATCTTGCAGTGGAGAAGAAGATTTTAATAAAATTCCACCTGGTTGTGGATCTAAAACTTCACATTCTACACCAGAATCTCCATAAATAAATTTATCTCCAACTTTTAATTCTTTAAAAGCAACTTCTTTTGTATTTTTTAATACCTGTGAATTATATTTATCTTCTTTAAAAGACATTTTTCTTAATTCATCTGCATATTTTTGAAATTTTTGAAAAATTTGACCGGCTCCGTCCACAGCCTTACCATTTTTATACAAAATCTTATCATAATTAGAATAACATGTAACATCTATATTTTTATACATAGGATGTGTATGATAATTCTGAGTTGGCTCTAATACAATTTTAGGTAAATCTCCAGTCTCTCCAGCATAACAATCAGGAGAAATAGCGTAAACCAGATTATCAAGAATTACAGAAAGAGTATTATTAATATTATTTAATTTTGCTTCTTTAATTTCAACAGCATCATGAATAGGACAAGGGCGATTATCTTTATTTACATAAATCTCAATTTTATCATCATGCTCTTTGGCAAATTTAGCAATATGTTTTGCGTAGATATTATCTAAATCAATATCAGTAATATGCCAGTTTGTTGGAATAACATTTTCAAGAGTCTCTTTCTCTACCCATCTCTTTTCAACAGAAAGCATGTGTATTCCGGGAGCTTTAAATACTGTATATTTAGTACGTGGATCAACTGAATCAATTGTACAAATAGTTTTTTTGTTGTGTCTATATCTATTTGGATAATAATCCAATAGACTTGGATTATCTTTAAAAGACAAAACAAATTTAAAGTCTTTAGGAAGTTTAGATAATTCAGTATATACATCAGGCTTCATATCAGTTTCCTTAACTTTTGTATTTTCTTCTAAAGAAGTTTCTAATTTATGAAGTTTGTCTCTTAATGAATTCTGAAAATAATGATTTACTACAAAATTGTTAAAATCATTTGCCCAACAAACTAATGAAGTATTATAATTAACTGAACTATTATAATCACCTGTAAGATTATAAATTTTAGTTGGTAGCTCTGCTATATCTTTACCTGCATAAGATTCATATTGAAATGCAACAAGCTTCCCCCTATAAGAGATTTTTCCATCATCAGTAAATGATGCTTCTACAATTTCTTCAGCATCTCTTGGATAACATTGATCGCCATGTTTATTAACATAAATTTTAACTGTTTTATATTTTTTATGAAGATTTGAAAGTGTTTTTTCTACAAGACTACTAGCAATAGAAGAATAATCATTACCAATAATTTTATTTAAATTATCAAAATAATTATTAGGAATGTCTGAAAATGGAATTCTATAGCTGCTGCCTTTATAACTAATTGTTATACAACTATCATTTAGTGAAATGATTTTAACTAAAATATTTGTTTTTCCACGTGCGGAATCAATATTGAAAAAAGCAGGATAATCTTTTTGATCACAAACTAAAAGATCGCCCTCACGTAAGTATTTAATATTTGGATGCATATTTTAACTCGAAAATGTAATACAACCCCAAGTTGCCGGACCAATTGTGTAATAAACTTTCTTAACTCCTTTTAGGCGCAACGCTCTTTCGCAATTATCGCAAGGCTTTGCATTTGCCCATTCGCCATTAGCTTTGGAACGTGCAACAAATAAAATAGCACCACGCCCACACTTTCTAATGGCCCTAGTTTCTGCATGATGCTCTGGTGTTGGTTCTTTAGGAGCACCATTACATGCAGTAATGATTGCACCATCTTTCCTAATACCAACAGCTCCAAGATAAAAATGCCTTTCGTCTTCTCGACGACGAGATATTTCAAAAGCTTTATTTAAATATCGAACAGGATTCATTGTGTATCTTTTTAGATATAACGTTGAAATTTTAATAAACTGAGAGGCCAGCGTTTCGCGACCATGCTACAGTATAAGCACGAATAAAGGGCACGTCAAGTGCCCTTTATTTATTTTGAAAGAGAATAACCTTCTCCAACGAGCTTTAGAATTTTTAAAATAAATTGGTATAATAAAAGAAATTTTACAAAAGTTTGCTATATACATTAATATGAGCTTTTTTATATATAAAATAAGTAATAAAATAAATAACAAAATTTATATTGGACAAACTACACAATCAATGGAAAGGCGTAAAGCACAATATAAATGGTGCTGCATAAATTATGCTAATGGGAAATATGTAAATAGTACAATTATAATTCCAGCAATGAACAAATATGGATTTAATAATTTTGAATTTGAAATTATTCACACATGTGAAACAATTGAAGAATTAAATCAATTAGAAATATTCTATATTAAACAGTATAATTGTTTATGTCCTAATGGATACAATATAGAATCAGGTGGAAATAATTCTCCTGTATCAGAAATTACAAAAAGAAAAATTGGAGATGCGCAGTTGGGAGAGAAAAACCATAGATTTGGTAAGAAAATCTCACAACAACATAAAGATGCGATTAGGGCTGCAAACATAGGTAGAAAACACACTGATGAAACTAAAAGAAAAATAGTACAATTTCTTACTGGAAAACCAAAATCAGAAGAAACAAAAAATAAAATTTCTAAAACATTAAAAGGTAGGCCCTCAGTAAGGGGTAGGAAATTATCAATAGATGTTGAAAAAGAGATTTATTTTAAATATATAAATAATGATATTTCGCAACAAGATTTAGCTAATGAATATTCTGTTGGGGCTACAACTATTGGCAGAGTTATAAAAAAGTTAAAATTATCCCTTGGATAATTTATAATCTCGCCCTTTAAGTTTAATAATTTTGCGCCCAAGAGATGGGTGAGTCGATTCTGGAATCGAGCGCATAACAAACCCTTCACGTGGATGACTATCTGAAAGAGTTGATTTACCCTCTGCTAATACGTGTAATGATCTATCCGTTTTCCATGGACCTTTATAAAGAACTGGAACTGTTTCAAATTCCAATTCATTGGCAATTTTCAAAACATCTACCCATTCAAGAAACTTTTGAGTAGAAGAATCCCAAATATCAAATACTCTAAATTTGCGAATAAGTTCATTATTAATTGTTTTACAATCATAAGAAAACTTTGGCACATTACCATACCACTCTCCACAAACCATAAGCCCAGGATATTTCTTTAACTTCGCTTTAAATCCCTGAGCAATTGGGATGTCCCACCATTCAGAGTTTGACACGTTCAATTGTTTAATAAAGAGAGGGGTAATGTAACTTAGCGCGGTTAAGTAGAGGTTCATAAACCATCTAACTAGAGGGTTGCGATAGTATTTACGTGGAAATTCATTACCTTTCCAATATCTACGTGAACGAACCCAAAGTCTGCTATAGGTGCCCCTCAAACGTTTTGATTTGATTGTTCGGTATTCAATTGGCACTTCGCCAACTTTTGGCTTTGGCCTTACAACATTCCCAGTCTTATCTACTTTTTCCTTTGGAGCTAGAAAATAAAATTGTTTGGTGTCAGGAACTACTGTATCATATGGCAAAAAAGCAGCAAGATCACCCTGCTTAAATTGTCCTGTTTTAAACACAACTGGATATTCATTCATTACAGTTGTAATTTCTAGAAAATCTGAATTAGGAACAGTGTTGATTTTGCCAACTTTCCATACTATTGGATGCCAATCTGACAT